CCGGAAAGCCGAAAGGTCATGTGTTCAGAGAGGTAGATGAAGATGGCAACCCGACAGAGTAAGAAATACAAACCAAAGATGGGCCATGAGATTGAGTTCTATAATGGCAAGGATAAGGAAACTGGTGTAGTGGAATTCATAGGCGCTAACGCAGTGTCTGTGTATCCACATACAGTAACCTACCTAGATCGTGACGGGAATCCTTTAAGAACGGCAGCATGGGTTGAAAACAAGGATATCATAAGGGAGATTAAAGGTGTTTGAATACGATATTGATAGACACATCGCAGCCCTTAAAAGCAAAGGTGAGGAAGAAGCAACGGATCAGGTTGAGAATATCCGTACTGAAATAGAGTTGTGCACTCCCTTTAGGAATGACACAGCCACCTTGAGCCAATTGTATAAGATGTATGATGTGCAAAAGGTTAAGCGCGATAAACTTGAGCAATACTCTATTGACTATCAAGTGGAATGGAGTATACTTCTCACCATCGAAAACATGAAGCACTTAGTTGAGTGCTCAATAAGGAGACAGGATGAAAAGTAAATTTACAATCAAAACAACGTTCTATACACACGAATTCGACACCACACTGTTCAGTGGTGGGGAAATTAATGTAAAGGTTTCTGAGAACCTCTCTGGACACGACACCATTTATATTGAAGCTAACATTATGGATGCGGAAGGTCTGATGACTTTGGCCATGCTGAAGGATGCTGTCATTCGTGAAGCACCATACGCTGAGATTGACCTGTATCTGGGTTACGTCCCATATGCTCGTCAGGATAGAGTGTGTAACCCCGGTGAATCATTGTCCATCAAAGTGTTCTGTGATATGATCAATGCCATGAATTTCCATGCAGTTACTATCCTTGACCCACACAGCGATGTTACACCTGCGTTACTTAATCGGTGTACAGTGATTCCACCTGAATATATGTTGGCGCGACCGGGAAAGGAACTAGGGGCAAAACTGAGGAATAAACAAATTACCTTAGTAGCACCTGATGCAGGTTCAACGAAGAAGGTTGAAAAGGTTTCTAAATATTTCGGTGGACTGGAAATCATCCAAGGGATGAAGAAGCGCGATACCGAGACTGGTAGACTCACAGGTTTCGAATTCTATGGTGATGTAGCAGGTAAAGACCTTCTGATCGTAGATGATATCTGTGATGGTGGTGGTACTTTCCTCGGACTAACCAGTAAGCTGAAGGTTGGTGGAGCTAAGACAGTATCCTTGTATGTCAGCCACGGTATCTTTTCAAAAGGGATTGAAGTTTTGTTTGACGGTGGCATCGATAAGATATATACTACGGACTCATTCAACAGCGATCACATTAGCAACGCCGAAGATGATGATCGATTAGAAATTATTAACTGGATTTAAGGAGAGACAAAATATGAGCATGTGTATCCCAACTTTTCAAAAGGACGTATATAAAGAGTTCCACGTTCACGCTGGTCACAAAGACATCACCGAAACCTATGGTAACTTCACCAATCGTCACGGTAAACTGAGCAACATCCCCGCCGGTCTGTTAGGTGATCGAGTTTGCTTCGTAGGTCTGCAATACTTCATTCTGGATTCCTTGATTGAAGAATGGGACGAAGGTTTCTTCAGACGCCCTAAAAGGAAAGTATGTAAAGCTCACAGCCGTATCCTGTCAGCGATGGTAGGCTACAAAGTTGATGTGTCTTACCTTGAGAAGTTGCACGATCTGGGATATTTACCTTTGGAAATCAAAGCCTTGGAAGAAGGTACTATGGTTCCTTACGGTGTCCCAACGTTCACCACACGTAACACTCACCCAGAATTTGAGTTCCTGACTCTCATGATCGAGACTGTAGCGTCAACAGAGAACTGGCCTATCAGTACTTCAGCAACTACCTCGGTAGCGTACCAAGCACAAGCTAAGCAAGCTATGCTGGCAGCTGGTATGGATTTGAGCCTACTACCATTTATGATTCACGACTTCTCTTGCCGTGGTATGTTCGGTAAGGTTGCCGGTTCAATGAGTGGTTTCGGTCACTTGGCTTCAGGCTCAGCTGGTACTGACACCATCAGTGCTGTTCTATTTGCTGAAGAGTACTATGGAGCTAACGTTGACAAGGAGCTTGTAGGAGCCTCTGTAAACGCCACTGAGCACTCTATTACTTGTGGTGCACTAGCTGCCTACGTAGTTGAATTGAAGGCTACAGGACAGTCTCGTGGCTTCACATTGGATGATCTGGCAGGTCGCTTGGATATGTCCATCGATACAGACGCTGAGTATCTTGTAGCAGCTGAGTTTTTGTACTATCACTACCTGATGATCGATGTTGCACCCGAAGGTATCCTTGCAGTAGTTGCAGATACTAACGATTTCTGGACTACGGTTACTAAGGTAATCCCAGCCCTGAAAGAGTTCATCATGGCTCGTGCAGGTAAATTGGTCATTCGTCCTGATAGTGGTGATCCTGTAGATATCCTGTGTGGTCTTGAGATTAAGAACTACGACACTTTAGGAGAGTACGAGGACGAGGTACGTGATGAGTGTAGTGGTGATTGCGATGTGCAAGGTGAGATGGGTTACGGTGAAGCTACTGAAGTAATTCGCCTTAACGGTGACTTGGTAGAAGTTACTACTAACGTAGAGTACGTAGGTACTTGGATGGATCACGGTCCTAAATCATACCACGTAGAAGATATTGACCTGTCGCTTGAAGCTGTTACACTGACAGCTGAACAGAAAGGTATGATCCAGTGTTTGTGGGATACATTCGGTGGTACTACCACTATAAATGGCTTTAAAGTACTGGACGAGCACATTGGAGGTATTTACGGGGATGCAATCACATTGGCTCGTCAGGCTCAGATCAATGCCCGACTAATGGCTAAATCTCTTGCTCCACAAGTTGTTCTGGGTGTTGGCTCTTACAGCTTCCAGTATGTAACTCGTGATACTCACGGTTCAGCTATGAAGGCTACTAACATTGTTCTGGCTGGTGTTGATACACCTATTGCTAAAGATCCTAAGACAGACGCTAAGAAGAAGTCTGCTAAAGGCTTCCTACGGGTTGACAAGGCAGCAGATGGTACGCTATCATGTGCTCAGAACGTTACGAGAGAAGAGGCAGAAGGTGGTGAGTTGAAGACAGTCTTCCTGAACGGAAAGCTTACACGCTTCACCACACTGGCTGAGATTCGTCAACGAGTTCAAGACCAAATCTAAGAGGCTTAATACATGAAAGCAATAATCGAGAAGTTGGATGGTGAGACAGTTAGGTATCTTGACCACACAGTTATAAAGGTGGAAGGTACTGTGATTGAAGGTTATAATTCAGTCCTAACTGGTCCCGGTTGGCAACCAGATGCAACATACATTCTACTTCCCGGTTACTGCGTAATCATCACTGATAAAGAGGAAACATTATGAGTTTTACACAACCTGAAGCAGTAGTTGGGGATAAGATTAAACTGATCACCGGAAGTAATGCCCCTAGCGGGGAAGTCTTCTACAACGAAGGTGATACAGCAGTACTGGTCAGACAAGATATGGATGGAGACTGGTGGGCAGACTTTAGTGGTCAAGGTAACTCTTTTGTATCGCATAAAGAGGTTAGTTGTCTCCAGCAAAGTAATGGATTCGATGAAGGACGGTTTGAAGTTATCCGCGTAATTCACTAGTAAGGAGTAACATTATGGCAGCACCGGGAATGACGGAAATACCTAACGAAGAGCATGATGAACTCGTAAGTGACCAACTGCTTCTGCAAGCATTGATTGCTTGTGGTGTAGATAATTGGGATAGCTACTCTGACGCTCAAGAACTGGCTGAAGATATGGCTTCTTAATATTAACGGGGAGGTGTAAAAGCCTCCTTTTAACTTTGAGGAGATTTGAAATGAGTACACTAGTAAGAACTATAGAGGGTAAGGCGTTTGACTTGGGTGATGTTTCTCACACAAAACTATTAACCACCGGAACACACATCAGCACTATGAATATCTTTTGGGTGTTACTTTGGTTTATCATGTTTTTCCCTGTGGCCTTTGTTGTCCTTTATTTAAAACTTGGTAAGAAGTATACTTGTGTTATAACATTCACTAGGAGTAAGCGAGTATACAACTTCGATGAAGAGAATTATTGTCTTTTAGGTTTACAGGAGTAATTAATAATGATTAACGCTACAATTATCGCAGATTCAATTAGCCCTCATGGGCAACGTATTACTACATGGGAATTGGAGTACCCACGTTTCATCCATGCTGAGCTAATGACGCACAGACTCTTCAGCCGTAATGCTGCAAGCTCTCGTGCTATTCCTATTGAGAAGGTTCTTGAACAAGTACGAACCAATCCAGCGATGCCTGAGGAATGGGGTATCAACCAGTCCGGTATGCAAGCTAAGTCTATGCTAGAAGGTGTCAGGAAGACTGCTGCACAGATCGCTTGGAAAGCTGCTGCTAAGGTTGCTGTAGCTTCTGCTATGACCTTACAATCTATGGGACTCCACAAGCAGATCGTTAACCGTATTCTGGAACCTTTCGTACACATCAAAGTGGTTGTTACAGCTACAGAATACAACAACTGGTATTACTTACGTAATCACTCAGATGCACAACCTGAGATTCGTATTCTTGCAGCTAAGATGTTTGAAAAGGTTGAAGCATCAACACCTCGTAAGCTGATCGTTGGTGAATGGCATCTACCTTACATTACTTCAGGTAGAAGTGAGCAGGGCTTCCTAAAATACTCTTTGATTGGAGAAGAGTTCGAAATTGGTATGTTTAAAATCACTGATAAGTTAACTCTTGAAGATGCTATCAAGTTATCTGCATCTTTGTGCGCCCAAGTAAGCTATCGTAAGTCTGATGAAAGTCTTGAAAAAGCCCTCAAGATTTACGACCAGTTGGTGACTATGAAACCAGTCCATGCTAGTCCTTTCGAGCATCAGGCAACACCTATGGCATACCCTCATGACTATGACGGTGTTGGTGCAGATTGCTTTGATGATGGTGCTACACATGTGGATAGGAATTACGATATCTGGTCAGGGAACTTCAAAGGTTGGATTCAGAATCGTCAACTGATCGACGGACATGTGGTGGAGGGTTAGACAATGGCTATTCTTTTTAAAAGTGTAAAGGACAAGATGAAATACGTCGTTAAGGAAGAATCACAGAAGTTTTGTGACATGCTTGATTGTGTTGATGCACCTCCTGCTTTGGACTATACAGTAAGCGTAGCTGGGGTTAAAGTTAGAATTTCTGTGGAGGAGGACTGAGAGTTGTACTCAGAATTCATGGAAGAGGTTAAAAATATCCACTGTGAGATGGATAAAATTAAACAGGAGTATGCTAGTAAAATAACTCCCAACATACGGAGGACTAAAATGGGAATCATCGCTGATTTGAAAGAGGAAATTGCAGACACTCAGAAAATGATAGATGACATTCAGGAGGCATGCTCTCACCCAGAGAAGGCTGTGACTAGAGTAGCAGGCTCCAATGCAGGTAGTGGTCAATACGAAGAGAAGTATTGGTACGACTGTGAGTGTGGGCTATGCGAAAAGAAATGGACTGAAGACCAGTAAAGGCTGATATGGGAGGAATGTTCTGTGATAGAATGTCCTCCCTAAAAGAATTCGTAAATGACAAAGAGGTATAATATGAACGTAACAGTTTACTCGGCAGGGTGGTGTGGTCCCTGCAAGATGCTCCATCCAAATTTTGAACGTGCAGGTATCGAATACACCAAAGTTGACATCGATGCTAATGCAGAAGAGGCTGATAAAGCCCGTATTAAAGGCGTACCGACAATCGTAATCACCAAAGATAACGGAGAAGAAATACGTATTGTAGGTTTTGATCACAAGGTCATGAAGCGAGTTAAGAAGGAGTTAGGTATCAGTGAGTAATGTTGTAGAGTATGGCCCGAAGTTAGCAATCAGTAAAGAAATCCATGCGATGAAGTATCGAACAGAAGGGGAATCCTTCAAAGAAGGTGTCTCTCGATTCGCCAGTGCCTTGAAAGATGACGAGGAACACTACTATAGGGTACGAGATATCCTGCTGATACAAGCCTTCATGGGAGGCGGTAGGACACAAGCAGCCATCGGCGCTCCTCGTCAAGTAACACCATTCAATTGCTTCGTTAGTCAAAACATTGAAGACTCTATGAATTCTATCATGGACAGAGCCAAAGACTCTGCACAGACTATGCGAGTTGGTGGTGGCATTGGTTATTGTTTTTCTTCACTGCGACCAAAGAATGATCGTATCGTATCATTAGATTCCAAGTCTAGCGGTCCAATCAGTTTTATGGAAATCTTCAATGCAATCTGTAACACTATTTCCAGTGCAGGTCATCGACGCGGTGCACAAATGGGAGTGCTACGTATTGATCACCCTGATATCGAAGAATTCATTCATGCAAAGCAAAATACAACGGACTTTAAAGCCTTTAACCTTTCTATCGCAATCACAGATGAATTCATGGAGAAGGTAATTCGTGTCGCTGAGAGCGGTCAAGATGAACTCTTTAACCTTACTTTTGAAGGTCGTGTATACAAGCAAGTGAGTGTTAAAAACCTCTGGGAAGAAGTCATGCGGTCCACTTGGGATTGGGCTGAACCCGGTGTTTTGTTCATTGATCGTATGAACCAATTGAACAACCTGTATTACTGTGAAGAGATTAGAGCCACAAACCCTTGCGGTGAACAACCTTTACCTCCCGGTGGGGCTTGTTTGCTAGGTAGCTGGAACTTGGTTAAGTACATTTTCACAGATGATTCAGGTAAACGATTCTTCGGTATGGATCAGTTTAAACAGGACATCCCACATATTGTACGGGCTATGGATAACATCCACGATATAGCTACTTTCCCTTTACCAATTCAAGCTGAAGAGAGCCGTACAAAGCGTAGGATGGGTCTAGGGATGACAGGTGTGGCTAACGCTGGAGAAGCCTTAGGTTACACGTATGGATCTCCTGAGTTCCTTGAGTGGTATGAAGAAGTCCTTCAAGTGTACACTAATGAAACATACAGTGCATCTTCAGACCTAGCGGCAGAGAAAGGTTCATTCCCTCTGTTCGACGCTGATAAGTATTGTGAAAGTATCTTTATTAAAACACTACCTCAATGGTTACAAGATAAGATCAGGAAGCAAGGTATTCGTAATAGTCACTTGCTAAGTATGGCACCTACTGGTACAATTAGCCTGACAGCTGATAACATTAGTGGCGGTATTGAACCAGTGTTCAGTCACTATTATGACAGAACCATTAGAACGTATGATGGTGAACGTGTTGAACGTGTGACGGATTACGCATATGGAACGTGGGGTGTTAAAGGCAAGACAGCTAACGAATGTACTGCTAAGGAACATCTAGACGTATTGGCTTTATCTACCCACTATGTAGATTCTGCTGTATCCAAAACCATCAATGTATCACCTGATATGCCTTGGGAAGAATTTAAAGCTATCTATATTGATGCATATAAGTTAGGCTGTAAAGGAGCAACCACGTTCAATAGTGGTGGTAAACGATTCGGTATCCTCAAGGAAGTGGAGAAAGAAGAGGAAAGTTCAGAAGCTAAAGCTTGTTACATTGACCCTGTGTCAGGCCAGAAAGAATGTAGCTAAACCTAGAGGGAGCCTTCGGGTTCCCTATTTTTATGGGAGAAGATTATGCACCAAACTATACTAACAAAAGTCCTAGTGGTTATTTTTGCACCTACCTTTAAAATACTCCGCTACTTTACATGGTGGACATTTTGGCTACCGTTGGTGTTTCTTTGCTTCACTTTAGCACGAACATTTTGTCGTTATCCATACAAGGAGGACTTACGAGAACATCTTACGTGGAGTTACAATCTGATCCGTAGCTCTAAGGATTGGCCTATAATGATGGCCCTAAACTTTGAATTAGTTTGTCTTTATAGTATACTGTGGGTTATACTCTTACCAATGATATTGGTAGATCTTGTTCATCAAATCAATTAAAAGAGGAGAGAGACATGGGTAAGATTGTTAGTATGGAACATAAGAACTTCAGGAGAGTTGCCAATGTTAAAAGTCCTCGACTAAGGCAGATTCTAGTAACCCAAAGGACTATTTATCGTCTGTCCAATGTTTCTTTCTTTAGAGGGAAAAAACATGAGAAGGCTTCACAACTTCTACCAAAGATAACTGAACATTTAGATTGGTATGTTAGGAAGCTGATACCTAGTTGTACTTCGTGGAGAATTACAGGTAGCTTTGCTCATGGGCATAGGTTAGAATGGTTGGTTAAGGAGGAAAGTAATGAACAAAATTGATGAAGAGATTCACAAGAAGGACATAAGCCTTGACGGACTAACACGAGGAGAAATATACTGTAATCAACGTAGAGTAGGTTCTCGTGTAATGTATGACACATGGCTTACACAGGGTCTTAACGATGATAGGGAAATCTTTATAGCTGAGTATGAGATTGACAATGTGATTAAGTACTTGACAGAAGCTAAGGAAGCAATTAAGATACATCGCATTAAAGCAAAAGAAGCTGGTCACAAAGTATAGGAGATAACATATGTATCCATATAAAATCTATTGTTCTAAACCGGGAGAAGACCGTCGCATACTATACCCTGTCTTGGTTACTGGTTACGCTTTGTCTATTTCTGCCAGTGCCTTTAATAGTCGAATTTTAACCGCTGGTTACAAAGCTAGTAAGAAACATAAAAGTCTGGAAGTCTACAAATGTTTACCTCATTTCAAGTACGATCATCAAATACAAGATGACCTTGAAATTCATGAGGAAATGAAGAAAAAGTATCCTGACATGCCTTTTTACCATAAACTTCAAGAAAAAGAATATGAATTACTGGACTTCTACAAAGAGATCGGTTACGATAAGGCCACTGGAAAGATCAACGGCAGAACGTTAGCCCAGCATATCAAACATTTTCTGAAGGAGAAGGCAGCATGAGTTCACAGATAATCATTTGTGAGAACTGTAGAGGTACAGGCGTTGATAGTTTTTCTCATGAGGGGCAAGTGTATAAAAGTCGGTGTGGTCATTGTGGAGGGCATGGTCGTGTTCGTGAGATAACAGAAACCCGATATGAACTAATCAAACCTCCACAGTTTGATGATCATGGAAATATACAGAAAGATTTAAAGGAGAACTAGAATGGATCTATTACAACGAATCAAAGCAGACCGTCTAGCAGAGCGTAAGAACCCTAACAAAGACCGCCTTGATAAACTACGTATCAACCTACTAACTACCTTGGTAGGTGAGGCTGAGACAGCCCTGAAGGGTAAGCAGGCAGCTAAGTTTGATATGCTTACGCTGGTCAAGAAGTTCTACAGTAATCTGGAAGAGACTCTGGCAATCAAGTACACTGAGGATGGTCACACTGAATTGTGTATCCTGAACGAATATATCCCAGAGCAGTTGACAGAGGCGGATATATTGGATATCATCCATAAGGAATTCGATGGAGAAACCCTCGGTAAGTTCATGGGTTACATGAACAAGTTTTACAAAGGTCAGTTTAACGGTAAACTGGCAAGCGACGTTTACAAAAGCCCTCGATAACAGGAGACAAACAAATGGAATTTCAAAAGTATAACTCACTGGAACAAGCTAACAAGCAAAAGACTATCAATGCAGCAGTGGATGCTGGTCATGCCAAGATTATGTATGGTGTCACTGAAAAGATCCATGGGGCTAACTTTGGAATCCATTGGGAACGAGGTATGTCAGGCGTTAAGTTCAGCCGTCGCTCAGACTTTCTGGAAGATGGTGAAACTTTTTACTCTCATACCAAGATTGAACAGGCTCTTATCAAGCGTATGAGTAAGTTGGTTGCCCAATTCGGTGAAGATGCTGAAACTATCTCAGTTTACGGTGAGATTTACGGTGGATCACTTAATGGTGTGAGTGCCGAAGGGTCTAAACGAGTACAAAAGGAAGTGCAGTATTCTCCTGAAACTCAGTTTGCAGCCTTTGATTTGGTAGTTGATGGACACTACGCACCTCAATACACGGCAATCCGTATCTTAGGTGACACCTGTGGATTCCACATGGTTCCATTGATTGCCCTTTGTGAGGGTCTGGAAGAAGCTCTGGCAGTAGACATTAAAAGGAATTCAATCGTACCAGCATTACTTGGCTATGAAGTTGAAGGGAAAAACATTATCGAGGGTGTAGTAATCCGCCCATGGGACGCTGATATTTACCTACCTAATGGTAAGCACTTCATCCTTAAGAATAAGAACGCCGATTTCAAGGAGGATAGTGGTAAGCCAGCTAAGGTTCAGGAACCTATGAGTGATGGTGATGAAGCCTTGTTCAGCTTGGTAAGCATGTATCTTGTGAAAGCTCGCCTTAACGCTGTAATCTCTAAAGAAAAAGAGTTGACTCATAAGGACTTTGGGCGTATCCTTGGTTTATTCATGCAAGACGCTCTACACGACTTCGATACTGAAAGCGATGATGAAGCTGTTAAGGATGCAGCAGATGATTACAAACGTCTGAACAAATCCTTGCAAAAGGTAGCAGCAGGTATTGTACGAGAGTACTGGACAACTGAACTTTAAACAGATAACATGGTGGGGTAGCTGAGAGGATAGGCGGGGGATTGCAAATCTTCATAGACGCGGGTTCGAATCCCGCTCCCACTTCCAAATAAGAGGAATAGAACATGTCAACTTTAATCGGTAAGAAAATTCTCGTCACAAATTGTACTTACATCGGCAAGCTTAAAGAGTTTCTGGACGGTACTGTACGAGTTGTCGAGGTAGTTAATGGGGAAGACGATGATGGTTTTTGTGTAGGAGTGGCCTGTCCTGAGTACGACGAATACATAGAGGATGTGAAAGAAGACCATTGGGCTTTGCTAGGTACAGAATACACATTTGTGGAGGATGAAGCATGACATGGCCCTTTACTCACGCACAAAAACAAGCTATCCAAGCTGTGGATGATAAAGTACCTGTAATGATAAAGGAATTGGAGGTGTTGAGTAAACAACTCAGGGATAGTATAGTGAGTCTACCACACATCAACGAAGACGGTAGTAAGGTTGTACACGGTTGCAATATGCAATGCAGTCGAAGAGAAGATTTAATTCAACACGCCATCAATCAATTGGGGTACTTATTACGATGATCGTAGGAATGACAGGTAGACGGGATGGTATGTCCCATATGCAACAAATCACCTTTGATTCTTTACTTGTGCGAATGAAGGCAGATGTATTACATCACGGCGATTGTATAGGGGCTGATGCAGAAGCCCATGTTATCGCTTTATGGCAAGGTCTTATAATCACCGTTCATCCTCCCTCAGATAGCTCTCTACGGGCTTGGAAAGTAGGGGATTACATGCGAGAGGAGAAGAACTATTTCGCCCGTAATCGGGACATTGTAAATGAGTCAGAGGCTCTGATAGGTTTACCTAGAACAAAGATTGATACGGGTGGTGGAACATGGTACACTATCAACTATGCCAAGAAGCAAGGCAAACCAGTACGTATCATCTATCCTGATGGATCGATTGAAAAGTTCAACTAATTTAATGGGCCGTGTCCCTGCATCGTGCTTCTAACGCGACGACGTTAACTAGTGGGAAGGAGTCAAGGGGTTCAATTCCTCCACGGCCCTCCAATTTAAAGGAGAGTATATGAAATACACAATGGAGAGTCTTGACTATGCTCTTGAAACTGTGATGCCTAATATTGCTCTGGCTAAGAAAGCTGGTGTGGATTTCAATAGGCCAGTCTTAATCAAGATGGCTGCTTATGACTTCTTTCTTAACAAGGAGTACGAAGATAGGCGAGAATTTAGTAGGAGTATGTGTTACCATGTCATCTGGGAAGCAGCTCAAGATTTAGAAGAAGATGGCTTCTTTCTATTTGGTGGGAGAAACCTTAAACAAGAACTTGGAGTTGAATAATGAGATTAGATACGTATTACCTTAACATGGCTGAGACAGCCTCAGAGCGTTCTAAATGCGTTTCACTTAAAGTGGGATGTGTGCTAGTCTTCAACGATAAGATCGTTTCTACTGGCCTCAACGGGACTCTACGTGGTTCTGAGAACTGTTGTGATCATTTCCCTCATGGGAACTGTCCAGAGCATCACGAGTGGTCATTGGAGAACGAGATTCACGCTGAAATGAATGCCATCATTCAAGCAGAAAAGTCTTTACAAGGGGCATGGGCATACACTACAATAAGCCCTTGTCGTAATTGTCTGAAGCATCTACTTGCTGCCGGAGTTACACGAATCTATTACCGTGAGAAGTACTACCGTTTAAGTGATCAGGATATGCTTGACACTGCGGAGTACTGTAAAGCTCATGGTGCACTATTATTTAAGGAGGGCGAAGATGACCATTATAGTTGAAGGTCTTGTACGTACTACGGATATTACAAAGGATTTTAATCGTTTGGTAAAGGATCAAAAACGGGGAACTCTGTTTAATGTACAGAGTGATAATGCTAACTACCTTCTTATGAAGGTGGGTAGTAACAACCTGCTGGATATCATATCCGGTGAAATGTACAGGCTTAAAAATACCTGTACCCCTTTGAAACCCCGGCTGTTCAATATAAGAAATGTGAAGACGGTTCTGAAAATTCACTCTTATAAACTACAAAAAGCTGTACTAACCTTGGAGGATTAAAATTATGTTTGATGAAGTAAAAGGTAAGCCAGTTCGTGGCATCCTAACAGATGTTTCATTCCATCGTGATCTTGGTAACTGTACTGGTATCCTATCCAGTCCTGATTTCTGTGAAGGTCAGGAAGGTCGTAACGAACTGGTACAAGGCCGTAGTATCTACACCAGTACCGTCGAATCGATTGATGTAGTTGAGGGTCAGTTGGTAATTGTTACCAAGTTCTCTGCCTATATCATCGAGGGTTCTTTGAGTATCTGGGAAGAAGTCCTAGTGCAGGCTCTGGCAGCTCAACGGGAGACAGGGGAGGAAATGTAATGCCTAGCAAGATCATACTGTTAAACGGCCCTAAGGCTTGTGGTAAGAACGTAGCAGTGGATCGTATCAGGGAAAGCATTAACGTGGTGGACAGACGGTGTAAAGATCATCTGTTCATTGCAACCTCGGTACTATTCAAGATGACTATGGAAGAGTTCAACGTTCATTATGAATGCCGTGAAACTAAGGAGACTCCTAAAGACGAGTTCAGTATTACTATACGGGAATTTAATAGGCTGGCTCCTGTTATTGGTCAGATGGGCTGCGATCCGCAGTTAGAAGGAGAGGTTAGATTATCAGTAAGGGAGGCACTAATCTATGTTTCAGAAATTGTATGCAAGCCTGCATTTGGTCGTGACTACTTTGGTATTGCTCGTGCTGAGTCCATTAATCTTACTGGCATGGAGTGTGCCATTGATGATAGCTGTGGCTTCGACGATGAAATTGAGCCTACAATTGAGCGGCTGGGTATGGATAACGTTATGCTTATCCGTATTCTTGGTCGGGGTAACTTTGACGGGGATAGTCGAAATTATATATCGGATGGTGTGGTAGATAACACTGTCGATGTGTATAACGAAGATACTGAGGAAAGGTTCCTAAACAACGTTAACATATTAGCGACGAACTTCTATAACAAATAAACGGAGGATCATGTAGTCAATGGCTAGAAAGCGGTTTAAAGAGAAAGAACCGGGGCAGTTCATGGGCCATTGTGCTTGCCCCGAGTGTGGAAGTTCTGATGCAGGATCATATTATTTACACGAAGATGATAGTCACTCCTTCAGCTGTTTTTCAGCAGGTTGTAATGCGTCCTTCCCAGAATTCGACATAACAAATATGATAGCAGCACAAAGTAGAGGAGGCAGAGTTTTAGATATGGCAGTTGAAATGGAAAAACTAGCAGACGTTCGTGATAATTTAGCAGCGATGGATAACCCAGAACGTAAAATGAGAGCACCTGCCTATGAGTTTTACGGTGTTCGAATGGAACTAGATGAAGCTGGCGATAAGATCAATAAGATCTATTACCCTACTTATCGTGATGGTGAACATGTTGGTTATCGTAATCGTAAACGGTTCGAAGAGTGGATGGAACAGGTCAAAAAGAAGCCAGCATTGGATGGTGTCCTTAAGGATTTCTCAGGTGGTATTGGAGATACCAAGAAAGGTATTCAGATGTTTGGACAGCACTTGTTCGAACCGGGGGGTAAGCGGTTAATTATAACCTGTGGTGAAGAGGATGCTGTAGCAACCTATCACATGACAAGCTTACAAACCAAGTTTGATGGTGGTTATCCAACAGT